AAAAATAGAGCAAGATATATTTGACGCGAGCCCCTTTAATGAAAGATCAGGATTCGAAGACATAATCTTTTCAATGCTCGACCCGCGGGGGCCGTTTGGTTACGCAGGAACGAATGTCGAAACTGGCGAAAGCGAGACAAACTGGAAAATCTTCAAAGATTCTATATCTAACTTTAAATCTTCAAAAAGCGCAGGCGAAAAGAGTCTTGCGATTCTTTTCATCGGGTTGTGTGCGCTGGGGTTGATTCCAGGGTTACCAAGCCCCTCTCGTGCAGGCTCAGGCGCAATGAGAAAGGGTATGCAAAAAACCGCAAAAGAAATAAATGACACCGCCATAGATATAGCAGTCAAAGCAAGAAAGGCTGCTGAAGATACAGCTGCCGAAATACCGAAGAAAACTCGTGCTAACATACTCGCCAAAGCCAGAAGACTAGAAGATGCTGGTAAACATAATTCCAAGATATTTAAAAAATATGGCGATGCCGGGTTTTGCAAAAAAGGAGGGCTTAAGGAATCGTCAGGAGGAGTGATATGTTTCCCTTACAAGACAGACCGTAACGGAAAAGTTATAGACCCAGAGACGCCTCAAGGACGATACGTTTATAATTTGCAACCCGGGGATGAGATCGTGTTAAGACACCCAGGTACAGGCGCGATGCCGGCGCCGGGGAGTGGCATGATAAAGATGAACGCTGATAATTTACAAAGACTACGAAGATCATCGCAGGCTTTCAAAAAAGGCATGAAGGCTGAGAATATAGGCTCCTACACCGCCATAGTGAGAGGAGAAATTCGACCAATGGCACTAATGAAGCTCCAAGATGGCACTGTGATGCCTTTCTATAGAAGCACCGCAAAGGGAGTTGCGGGAAGTGAAAAAGGATTATGGCTACCTTTTAATGGATTCGTTGATATGTTTAGTGGGCCCTGGATGCAAAAGCTGGGCCATCAACACCCAGATGCCCAAGTTGTTCAGTCTGGCTTTCGCAAGGGAGGTAAGCCAAATCTTTCTTCAAAATATTTCAACCCCGCTACAGAGCTAGATGGAGTATCGCAAGCTGCTAAAAAAAGCTTTCAGAAAGGGGGAATCTCAGGTGTACAAGAGTTAGGGCCTATGATGGGCTTAAAAAATCTCTCTCGTTACGACGAGCCAGGGTCGGGAGGTTTAGCCAAATACATTGAAGAAATTAATGCTATACTAAAAAAGAAAGCGCCGGAAGGGCGATTGAGAAAAGAAATCGATGAAGATTACCTCGAAATGGCTGCTGTCAACCAGTGGATATCAAAAAGTGGTGTGGCGGATTCTTCGAAAACAAACATATGGTCTGATGTCGGTGGTGCGCAAAAGGTGGGTGCCAGTGGCGAAAAAACTCTATCACCGACTTGGCAAGAGATACTTGCGGCAGATAAGGCTCTATCAAAGAGTCTAGGGAAAAAAATTAAAGATAAAGTAAAAGGTTTTTTCAATCTAGAAGAAACAGAACTGAAAAAAATCATCTCCGAAGAAACTGAAAAAGTATTAAACAAGTACTACCACAACAATTGAATCAATATTATTAAAATTGCCAGCCCTAAACAAATCATGGTTTTCGTAGTGAACATTGATTCACCCAATAGGTACCACGTTAAAACCGGAAAGATGATAAGACCAGTAGAGGACCCAATGAAACGCGCTGACCACACGGAACCTGTGGCTTCCACTATCATCCTCCATGCATACCAGAATGCAATTGATGTTGGGGCACCGATTAAAAATGCTGCATGGATAGGTTTATCTTTCCACCATTCCGAGACGTACTGTGCATTCAACTGAAACCAGCCCATTATTTGGCCCACAAAAAATAGCAATATCCCTAGATAAACCATCAATGTGACCAAAGGCCAAAATTACTGAATAGCATCCTACTTGATGATTCGACTGTCTTTGCCATACTTAAGAGATTTGTGTATTCTTCTTCTTTTACAAAGACTTGTTCCACTGATGCTTCTGTCATTTGGTCGAAATAGTCTTCGAATATGTTTTTAAGTGCAAGAGAACAGGAAGCATGCTCCAGAAGCACAGCTTTCTCCATCTCGCTTAAACTATATCTGCCCTCGACGACATCTTCCAGTATTGAATTCAACCTATAATGGAAAGGCAGCAAGGAGTCGTATAATATTTTTATAATTTTGGACTCTATCTTGATGGGGGGCGGGGACTTTTTCAACCAACATACTCCAAGAGGTCAGTATAGCCGCCTATGCGCTTTGTATACCCGGTGTCCAAGTTGTTTGATAACACTATGGGTACCGTATTCTGGTGGTAAAACTCTTTATATTCTTCCAATATCGTTGTATTCTTAGAATAATCCAAAAAAACCCGCTCTATATCCTTTGCAATAAGTAAATCTTCAGCCATAACACAAAAAGGACAGGTTGATCTGCCAATAATTATAAATCGTTCAGCCATTGAGCAATTTCCTTTCAGAGGCGCTATTGAACTTAGAAAACATTTCCTCAGAGGTGCCCAAGGCAATGATTTGATCTACTTTGTCACCATTTGATACATTAACGAGGCAGAACTTTTTATCTATCATATCGGAAGCCTCCTCTCTTAAAAGAAAACTTTCGACTGCTTCATAATCTTTTATACTGATTATATGATCTACATTAATGTACATCCTGCTAATTGAAACTTTTCTTTTATATCCGTCATTCGCGATGTCTAATCTTTTGATCTCTACTAACATTAATTCCCCACTGACTTTAATATAAATGCTCCAAAGAGGCCTATTACGGAAGTAAATAATGTCCATATCATCCTCGATGAGGTTTGCTTCCAGGACTCCAACTCTCTCAAACGCGCATATAGACCTTCATCTGGGTTGTATACTGCTTCTTTTATCTTTGCAATGTCTTCAGACATCTCCATTTGTTTGTTGCTCATAACATCCATACCATTGCAAATTCTATCTAATTTTGTTTGTATTTCTAGGTTCAAATCCTGTTGATCTACCATGGTGGGTACCTCCGTGTCATCAATGATAATTAGTTTCTATTGTTCCACAATGCTATGGTTTGTTAATAAAAGTGTGGAAGCAACCGATACAGCATTCTTAAGGGCACATCTTGTGACCTTTGCAGGATCTATAATCCCCCTCTCTAGCAGATTTACTTTTGTACCTGTTGTAAAATCAAACCCCTCAAATTCCTCACATGACTGAGCCGACAAGAGAATTACATCTGGACTCAAACCTGCATTGGATGCCATTGTCTTGAATGGTGCATTCAATGATGTCTTGAAGATTGTCAACGCAAGGGCCTGTTCTTCTGTTTCAAAGTTTGGCGCGATTTCGTTTGCGATTCTGTTCAACGTCATACCACCGCCCGGGACTATGCCTTCTTGCTGCGCTGACCTCACTGCTTCTAACGCATCTTCCACCCTATGTTTTTTTTCGATCATTTCTACTTCTGAGGATGCACCCACCTTGATGATAGCTACACCCGAAGCGAGTCGAGAGATGCGGGCTTGTAGCTTCTCTGCTTCTGGAATACTGTCCGTGTCCTCTATATTTTTTTTAATTTTCTCTATGGTTTCAGTAATGGTCGCAAGGGACCCTTCTCCATCCACGACGGTCGTGTTATTTTTTGTTATCTCTACAGAAGACGCCTGACCGAAATCTAAAAGGCTGATGTCTTCCAACTTGTGACCTAATGATTGTTGAAAAAACTTCGCTCCAGTTGACAATGCCAAGTCAGACATAATATGCCTCCTCTCCTCGCCGTATGCTGGTGGCTTCACAGAGACAACCTTCATTGAACCTCTGACGGTGTTCATGATCAACGCAGCGAGGGCTTGACCCTCAAGCTCCTCGGCGATGATTACAAGTGGCCGGTTCTCTCGGGCGGCGATTTCTAAAGACGGCAATATTTGGTTGACTTGTTCGATTTTGGAATCTGTAATTAAAAATATCGGGTTATCATAACGGCAGACATCCCTCCTAGTATCAGTAACGAAAGCAGAGGCAGTATAACCAGAATTAAATTGAAAACCCTCAACTAAAACCAAAGAAGTCTCTAATGATCTCGCTTGTTCAATTGTAATCGAACCGTTTTTTCCCACCTTTTCCACAGCAGTAGCGACGAGATCACCTATGGTAGAATCATTGTTTGCAGAAATCGATGCGATATGCCTTATATCTTCCGACGAGGATATCGGCTGTGCTAGATCTTGAATAACCTCAAAAGATTCACTCAAACACTTATCCAGGCCTCTCTTGATTTCAATTGGCGAGGCGCCTGCAGCTATACTTTTATTAGCTTGAATTAATATTTCTCTCGCTAAGATGGTTGACGTAGTAGTTCCATCCCCAGCTTCTGCGTTGGTCATGGCCGATACTTGCTTAACCACTTGGGCCCCAGCATTCATGTGCGGATCTTCAAAATTAATATTTTGAGCGACCGTGACTCCATCTTTGGTAATAAAAGGTGTCTTGTTTTTTTGGTGTATAAGGACGTTTTGGCCTTTTGGGCCCAAAGTTGTTGCTACGTAATCCGCAAGAGTGTTTACGCCGTCGAGAACCTTGTTGCGGAGTTCAGGCCCATGGCTAAGTTGTGTTGTCATTGTGTCTCACTTTCATTGATAGTTATACTATAACACGTTTTGGGGTTTTGTCAAGGGATTTGTTTATCTTTTGTGACCTGAAGCTCTTCTGTCTTTGAAATGACGTTTTCGGAAGCTTTGATTGCCTCTTCGGCTTTTGCACTATCCTGCAAGCCTCCGGCCATGAAAGAATATGTATTATCTTGTATCGCCTTTACATTCACAAAAATATCAAATAGAGATTCATTAAGAAGTCCAGTTACTCTGTTTAACATCTTCTGTGTATTCTTTCTACCGACGTTTATTGCACCGAAGAACGCTGTCTCTTGGTTTGGACCCAATACGCGGTGATTGCTATAAGTGTGCACCTCCGCAACCATGACCTGTGTTAGGCCGAACTGTTCTGTCGAAAGATAGCCGCGGGTCTGTACTAAGGCTGCCAGCTTTTCCTCCCTGCTCATATCATTGTATAGTTCTGCAGACTTTTCTGGTGTGTACCAATTGTTCTTCTGGTTTAGGATTGCATTACGTCTTTTAGTTTCTTTCGTAGCAGAATACAACTTTAGTATACTAATTTTATCCGCGACACCGCCGCCGTTGTTGGCAGCCTTGGCGCGGCGAGCGATACTAATCGCGAGACCATTCATACGGTTAGTGATAGTCTTATCCTCCAGGTTGTACTTGGGTTGAGACAGTGTGTCATTAACCTGAGCTAGAGTCCCTAGTACTAGCTCGATTAGTCCATTAAATTCAGGCCCAGAACCATACATAGGAGATGTACCCCTCTTAACATAAGGTGCTCTCGGCTCATAATCAGGGGCAGCTTTTTCTTCGTCTGACAACTTTGCATCAGGGTCAAATGGTAAGAAAAATTTGTCACTTAATTGAGTCGCCCAACTTAGATTTTTAAGAAACTGCTGTACAAACACCTCATCAACTTGCAGCTCTTCTGGTATTTTCGCATTCATAGCGGCCATCTCCTCCTGAAAAGCTATGGCGTATTTGTTTTCCATCTCTTCTGCGGAAGGGTCTGCGATACCTGGTAGGTTATCTATGAAAGCTTGTCCTTTTTTCGGAAGCTGAATACACAACCTAGAGTGCTTTGAGGATCTAGATAGTATGTCGAAAATGTTGTCTAGGGTAAAATCAAACCTATACCATTTCAAGAAACCATTAACAGTTTGTCCTTCTTTTTGGCCGCCTTCGAATCGTTTCGTCACAGCAATGTAACGCATGAGATCGACATCAAACTTAGGGTTTGTTATGTCTCCAACAAGATCTCTAAAAGAACCTCCAACATGTAAACCACCATCCTGATATAGTTTCAAACTTACAGGCATCCTCGTGCCGTCAGCTCTTGAGATGAAGTCTGCAATAGTCCCAGTATTAGCTGGTATCTGTTCACCTTTCATTAAGACCGCCAAGAAGGCCTCGAAGCTAAAACCAGCAGAGGCAGCGTTAAAGTTCGCTATGATCTTTGTTAGTGTTTTGTAAAAAACCAAATAAGATAAGACGACCGATATTTGTTGCGCTGTCGAAGTGGATCCACCTTCTCCAAATGCCGCCTGCATGGCTGCATCCGGGTCGTCATAGAAATTAGAAATTGAAGCGATCTTTTCTACAAAATCCTCACCTTGAACATGTTCTAAAAATTGCAACAGCTTTTGTCGTTCTGGTCCATTAACTGGCTCTTCACCTTCGCGGGTGACATCAGTCCAGCCTAATTCTGTTACGTCGATCTCTGGGATGGCGTCCAGAGTTAAGGTCATAGACTTTCGTTCGTTAAGGAATTGTTCTCTAAGTAGGGCGATGGGGTCTTTGCTTGATTTAAACAGCCTACCCTTCTCTACTTCGTACACCTCCTCAATAAGACTAAACAAGTCTCCCATTGTCGAAAGAGTGCTCTTTCCATTGTTCTTTAATAAATATTTTTCATGCCAAGACATTATAAAACCCCTGCTAATAATTAGCTAATTTCGTCAGCAATTCCCATTTTAATTGCCTCTTCTGCTGATATGTACACATCCTTCTGACTTTTTAGAAGCTTTTTTATTCTTGAAGGTGTCAACTTGGTATAATTTGCAAGTGTTTCGATGTACCTTTCTTGGACCCATTTTATTTCTTCTAATTCGTTCTCCATAGAAAAAATTGTGCCGGATGAGCCTGCAAGCACGTTGTGCAACATGATTCTGCAGTTTTTTCCTATTCTTCTCTTTCCTTTTGTTCCAGCTGCGAGTATAGGTACGCCGGCTGACATGACTTTTCCAATACCAAATGTCTCAATATCGCAAGTTCTCCCCTTAATCATATCCATAACGTCCAAAATAGCAAACATGTCTGATGCTGATCCTCCGTGTGTGGACACCATCAAAGATATAGGGCGGGCGACGAGCATCTCCTTGGACTTGGGTTCACCAGGTGTTTCGGGTATCAAAGTGTGAGAACTATTCTCTAAAAACAACAGTGCTGATACAACATCTGAACCTTTTCTCTCCCCTATATCACCGTAAAGGTTTATCGTCCTCAGATCTCGATCTTGCGCATCGGGAATTTGAATGTTGTTGATGATAACAACCTGCTTTTCATCTTTTTTCGAAGCTTTGCTTTTTTTCTTTTCTTTTTTTTTGGGGTACGAAGATATTCTTTTTACCATTCGTTGTTCCTTTCTGGTGTTGAGTTATTTATATATTATAGAACATTTTTGAATAATTTTCAAGAAAATAAAAGCCCCGCATGCAAAACAAAACGGGGCTTTAAAGGTGTAACAACAAATTTACAATTTCTCTACTTTTTTCTACGAATTCTCTCTGAGACTATTCTCTTAGTTACTCTGCGCAGGACTTCGTTTATTATATCGTCCTTCTGCTTGCCTTCATAAACGCCTGCGCCGGCTGCCATTTCTTCTTCTGGAGCTTCGACGTCGGCCTCCTCTGCCTCTACCTCTTCATCAGGCATATCATCTTCCATGTCGTCTTCCATGTCGTCTTCCATGTCGAGATCTTCTTCGCCCTCTTCTCCCATTGCTTCCTTTAGCCTTTCACCCAGATCTATCAGAAGCTGCGCTTCTTCTTCTGTCAAGCTTATATCCGCAGCGCCGAGCTCATCTTCCCCTTCCATGTCCATGTCATCTTCCATTTCCACGTCATCTTCCATGTCCATGTCATCTTCCATTGCTGGCTCTTCCATTGCTGGCTCTTCGGCTGGCATTGGATCTTCTTCTGCCTGCTCCATAATGTGCTTGTTTACGATAAAAGTATCAGTAAGACTCTCCACGTTTGCGAGCTTCATGAAGCGTCGTATTGTGTTTTCTTTCAATAAATTGTTGTTACTCATTCTAATTTCTCCTTCTTTTTAAAAATAGAGCGTAATCTGTTACAAAAATAAATAGTTTTGTTTAGTCAAAATGGTCTATTTTTTTATGCGTTTGGATAATTTACCAATTGCTTTTTTTTCAATTTGCGAAACTCTAACTAGTGAAATTCCGAGTCTCTTGGAGATCTCGTCTAGTGTCATATTACCGTTTTTATATATAGAAACCAGAGAACAATTTAAATCAGCTGAATAATCTATGAACATTCTGCACTCAGTACGATTACACACTTGACCAGTGTGGAGACACTCTTCTGCGCACTGGGGTAATCCTTTTTTACTATTCTCCATGATTATCCTTGTCATTCGTGGCAAACTCAATAACATCAAATATATCTTGGCGGTCTTGATCTGAAAGTGCTAAATCTTTCATCAATTCTTGCCCAGTGATGATTTCTTTTTTTGAATTTTTAATTTTTCTTTTACCCATGGTTCTCTCCTCTTGTTTAATATGACTCACAACTTCTGTCATTAGTGGGTCACCTTGTATATATAATTTTAATATAGCTTCAAAAAATTGACTTTGTTGAAGGCCGTCATATTTTAACCTTATTTTTAAATCTACTGACTCTTTCTCATAACATCTAAAAACGAAAGTCACATTTTTATCTGGGTCTCTCATTTTGCTAAGATGTGTGTCTTACTCTCTCCAAGTCCCGAGGAAGTTTGTCTGATGAAGACTGCTCTTGCTCTCAACTCTGAAAGGTTGCGCGCACCAGAATAAGATAATCCTGATTTAATATTCCTGTGTAGATTAGACAATATCTCCTCCACAGAACCCTTGTATGGAATTGTTGTGGAGACCCCCTCCAGAGATCGAGCTTCTCCTCTCCAGGCAATCTGAGCTTCTGGAGATGCCATTCCTCTATAGATTTTGTAGTGCTTGTTTTCTGTCGAAGAATAAATTTCGCCGGGAGATTCGCGGGTGCCAGCGAGCATTGACCCAAGCATAACCATGTCGGCGCCGGCGGCCAAAGACTTCACGACATCGCCCGCGTTTTTGATGCCTCCGTCTGCTATGATAGCTGCGTCGCCGGCGTCGCGACAATCGAACACAGATTGCAAAGTAGGTACGCCATGGCCTGTTTGGATTCTGGTTGAACAAATAGAGCCTCCTCCAATTCCTACCCTTACTGCATCAGCGCCCCAGCTGGACAAATCAACATACCCCTCAGGAGTCGCGACATTGCCAGCTATCAGGGTGATTCCAGAAGAAAAATTATCTTTGGCGGATTTAAGTGCCCTCTCTACTAATGAATGATGACCGTGCGCGACATCAATGCATAGAATCTTAACTCCAGAAGATACAAGAGCTCTTGATCTTTGTAAAAAGTCCGGGCCAACACCGACCGCGGCTGAAATATTGTTTATGCCCGAAGAAGAAGCCTCTTCAAGCTCTGCTGCAATATTGTGTACTACAGAACACTGCTCTTCTATTGAGTTGTAGCGATGCACTATGCCCAACCCACCTGATTTGATCATCGTTATGGCCATTGTGGATTCCGTCACAGTATCCATTGGACTGGAAATCACAGGCAACCTAAAAGATCTCTTGCCTGTCGAATCTAAAATGCAGGATATATCTATCTCTTTTCTGCTGTTAATGTTGCTCTTTTGCGGCTTCAAAAGAACGTCATCGAAACACACAGCCTCTTTAAACATCATCTTCTGCCCTTTCGTTGGGAACTCCACAACAATCTGTGCAAATTAAATCAATGTTGCTTGACTCTTTGTCAATGTGCCAGTCATCGATGTTTTCTCCAGGATGTGGAGAACGGTCGCACATGGAACACTTTACTTGCTTCTTAAAGTTTTTCATCGTCTCCTTAAAGTGTTTCATAAACTGTTTTCGGGTGGCCACAAATTTCTTTCTTTTTAACTTTCTAGCAAAACTAGCCATCATTTATCTCCTGTGGACCCTAGGGCCCCATCGGCGCGGCTAGTTTCTCCAATGTAAATCTTTCCGTCATCCACCTCGAATAAAGACGGTTTTTCAATTCTGACAAACACGCCTTGTGCAATTTTTTCTCCTGATTCGATAAAATTAGTATTGGTACCAATGTTGTGAAGGTTGACAAATATTTCGCCCGTATAACCCTCGTCGACGACACAGGCGCCTGTGATCAGGTTTCGCTTACTGGCGATTCCTGATTTGTTCATAATTTGCAACATACAATCAGATGGTACTTCCATCTTAATTCCTGTTGGTAATAAAACGCTTTCACCAGGCTCGATACCTAAGATTTGTTTTTCTTCTGGACAGAAAAACAAATCCATACCAGCGTCCGTGTCGTGTGCACGAATCGGAAGTTTTGCGCTGCTCCTTACTCTATAGACTTTAACACTATTGTTGGCTCTCATCAGCACACCTCCTTTGAAGCTAAATCCTTTTCTTCTAACAGAGTGTACGTAAAGTTATTTTCAAACTTATCTGCAGCATGATTACAGGTGTCCATAAATTCATAAAAATCCACACTAGATTGAAACACTTGACAGCCTGCGGATACACCTCCTGTGTACTCTCTTTCGTCAGGGCCCCAGTGGCGATGGATATTTATGCCGAACATGCCGCGTTCTTTGGCGCCACCGGTATCTGCTTTTGAGTCTCTATTATTGTCTCTCCAGACTTCCACTTCGCCTCCGCGTTGGACGAGAGCAGTATACTTTCTCTTCCCGCCATGAGTACCGACTTGGTATACTGATCTGTATTGTCCCGGAATGAGTATAGCGGCGCCTTTATGTCTCACACTCTTAAGTGGTCGACGGAGTAGGTTTGGCCCGGGCTCGGTGGTTGCTGGATAGACATCGCAAACCCACTCTCCTTTTATTTTATATAGTACACTTAGAAAGTCGTCAAACTTTGACACATCACCGGAGTCGTTTCTTACTCCCACAATATTCAAATTGTAATCTCCTCTCTCAAAGAATACATATCCCTTTTCTGAAAGGGCTTTTTTGTATTGTTCTACCATAACTTTGGCAGAAAGTCCTGTTAGTCTTGCCATTCTGTTTTCTCCTTTATGCTAATAGCTTAAACATTTTTCTCATACTAAATGTTGAAAAGCCCCACTGCTGGTTATAATTTAACCTTGCCATATAGGGTCTGTTGAGCTGAACTATGTCCCTTTCAGGGTCAACTCCCCAGCATCGAATTATTGTCATTTCGTTATTGTCGTCAATCACCTTTACAACATAAAAATTCTTACCGTTCTTTGATTTTTTCAACTTACATTCTCTAGGAATAAACCACGTAACACCAAGCTCTGGGTCGAACTCTGAAATGGGTGGCACGTAAAGTTCATCCAACTTTTGTCGCACTCTTGGGGTTACGACTGCGTTTATGGGAAAAACACCCGTTAAGTTAACTAAGTGTTCTAGCTTCTCCTCTTCTGAGAAATCTCCCTCTGGTTCGTACTTTTTAATATTTTCAATCAGGTTTTTTTCTTTCCTTGGGCGGTCTTCGGCGACTGCGGCATAAAAGTGTGCAAGACCAGTAAACCTATCATCAATAAGATCATTCATTGCTTGACCCAGCGTCAAAGCGTGAATCGACTTCTTGTTCAGTTTGGAATAAATAATTTCCGGATGAAACAAGAAATCTTCAATCGTATTGAATGGTCTATGTTCAATAATTTGTTCAATGGCTTTGATACCCAATCCCTTGATAGATGACAGAGGTTGAATGAGTGTCTTCCCATCCTCACTGATTTCCCAATTGACACCCGAGGTGTTAACATTCAAAGGTTCGACACTATACCCCAAGGACTTGGCTGTTGCAATTGCGCGCTCTTTCCGCGTTTCAGGTTCCTTGTCTAGAAAAGCTGCTAGCCACTCCGCAGGATAATAGTTAAGAAGATAAGCACACTGATAAGACAACACACAATAGGAAACAGCGTGAGACTTATTGAAACCATAGCCTGAAAAGTATTCAAAAGTTTCCCAAAGCTCTCTGGCTTCATAATCTTTCATCCCTTTCTCAACGCAGCCGCGCTTGAACTTGTCAAAAATCTTGTCTTTCTGAATTTGAATTTCACCAGTACCCTTCTTAGTAAGAAGTTTTCTGAGCTTGTTGCCCTCATCCAGAGACAGATCCTTGCCTAGTTTGTGAGCCAACATAGCAATCTGCTCCTGGAAAATAAGGAAACCATATGTTTCTTCAGTTACTTCGCGGACATGGTTGTTAATATATTCTACGTCCCCTGGGTTTGACTTGGCACCAATGTATTTCCTGTCCACTCCCGCGCCTAATGGGCCAGGGCGGTAGATAGAAGTGATAGCTGACAAGTCAATGATGTTGTCTGGCTTCGCATTCTTACAGAACGACTGGGCCCCGGTTTCTGTAAATTGGAAGATACCGGCCCACTTGCCTTTATGAAAGATGTTTTGCCAAACTTCCTTGTCATCCAAATTAATCTTTTCTGGGTGGAGATTTTTATCGTAGAAATCCTTAATGTCTGCAAACGTGGGATCCTCCATTCCGTGATGTCGTCTAAGGATGCGATCGATGGCACCTTCGAGCATACGAAGAGAAGCTAGCCCAAGAATATCGAACTTGATGAAGCCCATCGGTTCAAGGTGTCTCACGTTCATACCCTCAGACCAAGGTGTTTGTCTTACCCCCCCTGAGTTAATAAGCGGCATCCACTGGTCTAAGTTTTCCCCCACCACAACTCCGCCAGCATGGCGGGAAGCTGATCTAGTCTGGCCGTATAGTTTCTCGATATGAGTTTTAATGTTCGGGTACTTAGTCAAAAAGGCCTGTAGGGACTCAGAGAACTCCATCAACTCTTCAAACGTAGGAGCATAGACACCGGAAGTAATTCCGTGCTTTGCCTTGGCCCTTGGCGTTGCTTCGTAAACCATCTTGCTAGTTACATTGTTAACTTCTGTAAATTCGATACCGTAGAACTTTGAGATATCCTTGATAAGAGACCGCAACTGAAGAGTGTTCCAGTTAGTAATTGGTACAACTGAATTGTCCCCCCATTGATCAATTAAGATCTCTTTCAAAACCATCGGGTCAGACACATCATAGTCAATATCCGGATATCCAGATCCACCTTTAGTCAGGAATCTTTCAAATTGAAGCCCGTACTTAATCGGGTCAACTTGCGTGATATTCAAAACATATGCAACGAGTGATCCAGCGGCCGAGCCGCGGCCGGCGCCGACTAGTTGTCGGTCGACGGCGACGTCTGCAATAGACTTCATAGTTAAAAAGTATTTTGAGAAACCGCGGTTTTCGATGACGTTGACCTCGTGTTTCAGGCGGTCTACATACTCTTGCCTACCTTGGAGCCCAAGCGATCTAAGACCTTCGACGCATAATGCGGCCAGCGTCTGGCCGGCTGTGGACCCCTCAGGTACGACGAAATCTGGCAGGCGCACTGTATTATCTGGCAGGAAGGTCTCTATGCGATCGTGGGCTATCTTGTGTGTCCTGGCGATTGAATCTTTTACGATCTTGTCATCATATTCTACACCACACTCCTTGGAGTATTTAAGATAAGATTCCCACATTTGGTCTCCGTTCTTGGGATACAACTCATAACCTACCTCTTGTAAAGTTCCCTGTCTTTCCATACATCAGCATTATAATAATGTGAATCTGCAGTTGATATAAGTTCGATGCCGAACTCTTGATGCATTTGAATAATATATTGATTCAAATCATGTTGTTCTGGGACATTGTTCCACTGCAATTCGCCATACCACCGGTCGCCGAATATTGTCTGCATCTTTTGAGTTGTCTCTCTCATCGCGTGTAATATTGCGTCCGGACCAACCTCGCGGTTTTCCCAATAATTGCCTGCATAGACACCGCCGAGACAAGCGGATGCTGCTAGCACCCCCTCATTGTGTTTTTGAAGCATGTTGTAGTCAACGCGGGGGTATCGATAAAAATTATCGCCCGAATAAGATTCGGATATCATTTTGAATATATTTTGCAAACCTGTTTGGTTCATAGCTAGCAAAATCAAGTGTCTCCTCCTGTTGAGGACGGACTTGATTTTCTTCTTTGAAGCACCTTCGTTCTCCACAGTTGTACCAGATTTATCGGCTTCGTAGTCAGATTTCTTTTTGGCGGCGGCTTTTATGTCATCATATTCTTTCTTCCACTTCTTTACAGAGGGAATAAAATATGCCTCACAGCCGAAAATGGGCTTAAATTCTTTACCCTGATTGTGCATTTTTTTTGCGTGCAAAACTTGCCATGCTAACCCATTCATGTTCCCATGATCAGTCAAGGCTAGAGAATCCATTCCGTTTTCATACGCAAAATCCATGTGTTCTGGTGGATATCCCAGCGCGTCGAAGGGCGATCCGGCGACGGAATGTGCATGCAGCCCGACAAAGGGAATTTTACTTTTTGTTCTAGATTTCATCTACTAATTCTTTCATTTCTTTTATTGAGTCAAAGAGGGCTTCTTTCACTGCCTCTCTCTCTGTTTCGAACATCTCAATTATAAACCTTTGTTGCTCATTTGTCAAGAAAATATATGCATCAGGAAAATTAACATCAGATTTGATATGGTACGATAATTGATTGTATACTTTTTCTAAATATTTTTCACTCATGGTTCTCCTTGTTTTTTAAAAAATATGGCTTCATAAACTGTCTTCCGGGTCGAGACAGGGTCAAATTCGATGAATAAAAATTTTTTAGAGACTCCCATGTTGATAACTCATAGTAATCTTCTATTTCTATTTTTTTATTTACATCTATTATATCAATATTAAATATTTTGTCAAGCTTAAAATCCTTACTTGACCATCTTTCTTTTATCGGCAAAGAAGGGTTGCCGGCGGTGCACTCGCTCTTTATGTTCCACTTAAATTTTGGCCAATCTTCTGGAAAGAATGTGAAACCAAGATATTTATTTTCTCTCACTGTCTTGTTGTCGTGTGAAAGAAAGAAAGACTCGGAGCCACGAATCGATGATCGATGACCCCTTACTATCTTTGGTTCGTAAATTCCGTATGGAAAAGAAACATAATATTTTGTTGGGGTAACCCACCTACTTACCTTGTCGGATATTTGAAAAGCCGTTAAGGATCCGTGCAGTATGGACCAGCCCAGAGAGTCTCTTCTGTTTCTGTCTTTTTGTGAAATAGGTGTATAATAAACCGGAATCCACTTCTGGTGATAATCCTTCCTCTTTACAAAGTCCTTTTCTTCGAAATACCTAGGGGACATTACATAATCCCCTATTCTTTTCTTGACTAATGGGGCAGTGTCATCATTACACACTACCCAGATTGTATCGCACCCAGCGAGTGCGCATTCATAAACCGATCTCTCGACGGCGAGCATCCCTTCTCTCAGTGGCTGTACGTAGTCTGGCCATGGATGGTCGAAGGAGTTCTGCCACCCTGAGAGGGGGATTATTCCCGCTAGGTTGCGGCCATGTGGAGCCGGCGTCACTGAAACACTTCCTTTAAGTTTAGTTTCAAAAACTTTATATTCTCAGAATCTAAATAAATGTTTCTATCCCTCTCTGTAACTACTCTATTTTTGTGGACAACTTTTGGCTTTCTAAATTTGGGCGCGCCGCTTTTATAAAGTTTCATAAAATTTCCTTTTACACCAATATACTCCAGATACCTCTTGACGGCGAAGCGTACCATAGAATCTGAATATTCAAAATCTTGCAAATTCTCTCTCGTTAATATGGACTGGACAACACAATCTGTTACATACGTCGCTCCGTCTACGCGGTCAGAAGTGTAAAAATGTATTTCCGAAGCAAATGATTCCAGCTTTTCAATTTTTGGTTTTAAATAGCTATGCTTTGCTCCAAGGTTCGATAGCTCAAAATCGTCATGTACCACATAATCGAACCCCCGGGGGTCTACTACTTCATTGTCCAGCTCTAGACCAGTTGGGTCAAAAATTTCGCAAAAATTGAAACAGTATTCAAAATTTTCTGATTTTGATGATATTTTTATTTTTTCGTTAGTTATTCTTGCTTTTTCGAAATCATGACATGTAATCAGTTTACCCTGCATTGACAACAAGAGTAATGCTCTTGACCAAATGAAATCTACCCTGTCTGACCCAAAAATACGGAATGGTGCGGTTTCAAAAAACAAGGGAGGGCGTTTTGCGTTATATAAAAAATAACTGTCGTTCACTATAGAATATAGAGCAGCGGTGATATCACTACCTACTGTTACCTTATCTAGAAGCATATTCCTAATTTATGATCATATGTTCCAAGATAATTTGAAGCATATTTATACACAATTTGATGGCTGAACGCTTGCTCTACATCATTTCTAGGCAAACATGCTTCGTCGATAATCGACATCAGATCGTTATACATACTGACTGAATTTGACGTAAGATCAAACAAAGACCCGTTTCCAGCCAGAGCGAGATCTTCCCAGTGCCGGGAGACATTCCCGAATCCGCCTCCAGAAGAAAAAGCATATAATTTTAAATTTATCGCAGCGCGGGCGGTGGCTTCGACGATCTCTTCCGTGACCGGCCTGATTGGACCTTCAGGATCATTAATGTCCCTAAGGTAGGATTGTTCTTCTTCATCGCTAAAAATAATTATAATACGCTCTGAATTCGGTCTCCAATTGACGGTGAAATTTTCTTTTTCTGGTATCGAATTAGTGTTTCTCCACCAAGCTGTAGATGCAACATCTACAGGAGCATTAGCTGAAATGTTTCTCATTGCTAGATATGCAGCGTCAAGCAACATTTCACTTCCAGTGTCCATGCCTTCGTTCCCCAGATCTGCGAAGGCTGCCAAAAATTGATCAAAGGGGGAGATGTCTGAGACCAAAACAAGGGTCTCGTCTTCGTCCTCGATAAATTGTTTTGGCCCTATGATTAGGCCCCACTGTAGAGGTTCTTCAGCTGCGAAATGAGTCGCGAACCTATTCAAAGCAATCTTAACAGCCTCGATCTGATCATCCATCGAGCCGGACCAATCTACAATAAACAAAATATCAGTCTCTCTAATCTCCTCTCCGTAGTCAACAACACCGTCACAATCGTTGTCAGCTCCGTCGCAGATTTCTCGTTGTGGTGTCACCTCGCCCGAACAGTAGCCCACTGTGAAGGCGTTGTTCCGGTCGGAACCCCACTCGCCGCGGCGGCAATAGACTTCTCCAGGTGCACAGACGCCGACGAGTAAAGTCTCTGGCTCTCCTGTATAACATGCTTGCGTCAGATTTTCGTCAATTTCCTGGTCGCAATCTTCATCAAAATTATTACATTCCTCTTGCTGTAAAATAATACCAAATCGGTGATCACACTCGGCTTCAGGGTTAGGTGGCAAATAAACGCACAGAGCAGCACAATCAGTCATCCTCATTTCACTGCAATTGGGGTTTGCACATTCACATGTCTTAAACCCTTGTCCGCAAATCAAAGGAGGTTCAGCACAAGGGATGAGATTGCCCACATCATCTAAAGTACAAAGACAGTCCAAACCTTCATCAATCTGGCCGTCGCAATCGTTATCTTCACCATCGCACTCTTCGTCAAGCGGCTGGCGAGCTGTGCAAGATATCCAATTACCAGCTTCGCAAATTTCGAGGCCTCGGGCACAGGCAGTTTGGCATTCGCGAGTAAGTTCTTCATCGACTACGCCATCGCAGTCGTTGTCTGCTCCGTCGCAAATGTCTGATGGTACCGGGCCGCAAACACCGCACACATTCGTCTGGTTTTCGTCGATGATGCCGTCACAGTCGTCGTCCTGGTAGTTACATCGCTCTTCGCTGGGGTCACATATCACACACTCTCCATATTCTATATCTCCCTTTCTGCAGAGGATCTCCTGCTCCCCTTCCACACCTTCGATCTCGCATCGGACCGTTATAGTTATGTTGTGATCTATGCCGGGAGGGCACTCTAAGATTGTCCTACAATCACTTCTAGATAAAACCTCATTCGGTGGACATGTCAAGTCTATTGACCGGTCGCAGATATTCAAACTTTCATCGCAAATGTTCATCACGACCTCTGCTGCTGCAACGCCCAATCCGCTTGGTGGACAATACCACATTTGAGTCTGACAACACTGAGGCTCACATTCACAAAACTGCTCACTTGAACTATTTACACTCAGACAAGGGTCAATATAAGCATCCTGGATTGTGTGACTCAAGATGTTAATATCGCTTGATGAGTCAAGAAAAGCGTCTTGACTGAGTATGTTTCGGGATGCGTCATCTAGGCTTTGGTTGTCGATCTGGGATCCATCTGAACAGGCTACTGCAATTGACAACAGCAGGCTACAGGTTACTAAAAATCGTATCATAAATTTCTCATTTCTGTCTAAGAATTAATCGACCGAGTATAATGACCCATTACATAATTCTCCAAGATCATGTAATGTTTCTTACCCGAGACCATTACTTCCTGCAGCATTGATGAGTCTATAACTATTCTTGATTCATCCGACAAGTTGTACTTTATTTTTCTTATAGAATCTGAACAGTCGGGAGATATTCTTATTACTGTTGCCTCTATGTAGCGTACCCTTTCAGGGTCATAGTCATCTGGAAGGATGACCCCTGAAGGGGTCTTTTCTTCCTTGAAATGAGGAATTACCAATAGATGTCTATTCAGTGGTTTTAGGCTCCTTACCTTAGGTGCGGACATGGCGACCTACTGATCTCTGGCATTTATTTACATAGTCAGTCAACAATTCCATGTCTGTTTCAGATTTATATAACCTATATGCTTTAACAGCTAGTCTCATTTCTTGTTTAGACAACCATCCATTTTCCGCATATGATTCTCTTAGGTCCTTTCTCTGTTCTTTAAAGGGTTCCATGGCATCTTCGATGGCCACAAAAGTCTTAATGTAGTTAGCAATATGTTCTTCTTTTGCTAGGGGCTTCTTCATGTTTGAACTCATATCTTTTCCTTTCTTGTTTTGAGTTATAATATTATTATACAGTATTATATCACTATTGTCAACACTTTTTATACAAATTTTACCTCACATGCACCGCCGGCGCATGCGACTTCTCCCTTGAGATCTGTGTTGTCCTCTTCTTCCTTGACGTAAGTGAGATCAATTTCAGCTAACGAATCCATCATTGCCTCGTACGTCTCTTTCGAACAGTCTTCAAAAGGGGCTTGCGTGTAACTTCCACCATCATATGGCAAAACAGACAACCCATTATAACTATTTCTGTTTTCCCACATCCACTCTCCGACGTCTGCCCATTCTGCTTCTTTAATCGAGATCGTGGCTGATATATTGTGGGTGTTTTGACCTTTACGGAATCCGGGCTTGACCCATTCATCAGTAACCAGCTTTACGCGCTTCAGAAGCTGCAAAGCGGACTCTGATCTCAAGATCGAACCTTCTGGTGATTTTTGCGGAATGGATATGACCGCAGTTGTGTGAGGGCTGAAATACTCATCTTCAACCAGCGTAGGGTGATTTTCTAATAAGTATTTATAAATAGGCTCATTTTTACCGACGCGGAGGCGCCGGATGTAGTAGTTACTATGCCACGCATGAATGCCGGAACTGGTTCCGAGAGTCAAACTGGTGGTTCCAGCAGGCTTAACACAAGTTGTTCGAGCAGCAGACTTAATTCCTATCAAATCCGCGACTCGCTGATTCTCAGAAAGAACCTCAGATGCGGCCCTCTTCATATCCAGCTTTAGAACCGAGCCGGAGGCAATACCAGTCATGGAGACTCCAATCAATGCGTCTTTTTCTGTCGTTCTTCTCCAGATGTCCCTCAGATAGTGAAAATCTGTGTAACTAGCTTGTAGTGTCCCTATGAAAGCTGCGCACCTGACTCTCTCGTTAAGGTCTTCTTGTGTTTCCACGTTCGAAACGTTAACTTCCGTTAGATTACAAAATTGATATGGTCTCAATCCAATTTCACAGCAAGGGTTTGTTCCCCAGTCTTTATCGTTCGAAAAGTAAAACCCGGGCTCACCGGCACCAGAAGCCTTAACTCGGTCCCAGAGGCTCATAAAATAATCTTTTTCAATCTTATGCCTTAATAGGACTACAGAATTATTAGCCCTACCTCTTTGCGGATTTGTTTCCCACCAATTTCCTGTTTTTGCAGCAATCATATCCTCGTCATCGGCCGAGAATAATGAAATAAGAGCAGCCCTGCGAATACCTCCAGCCAGCACCGCGTCAGCGATGTGACAGATCATATCGTGCACCTCGATTGGCGCTAGCTTATCTCCATTTTCTTTCAAAGAAAGCATACCCTCTAGCTTAACCAAGCATTCACGAAGGGGCTGGGGGCCAGGGGCTTTACCACCTGACGTAATGAGGGCTGCGCCTTTCGGACGAATATCTGAATAGTCGAATCTCAGTCTTGAGCCCCCTGAAAAATAAGACCTTACTAGAGCTTTTACTGCGTCGGCCCAACCCTCGATAGAGTCGTTAACGAGAAACCTACGGGTCCTATTCATATTTGGTCTTGTGATTTCTGGTAGCTTTTCGACATGGTGCTTTTGAACACTATACCCTACACCGGTACCACCTAGAAGCAGAAACATCGATTCCGAGAAGCACCTCCAATCATCAGCAGGCATAAAGGCACAATTGAAAATTCTATTAGGGGCAACCTCAATAGGTTTTCCGCCGAATTGCATAGATCTCATTGATGGTAAGACTTTTTTATCATACACCTGCTTATATGCTTTTCGAATTTGAAGTTCTAATTCTGGAAACTTCTTAAGGTGCATATTCATGTTTCTGGTCACTAACTCGTCCCACGTTTCTCTTCTGTTTTTATCATCTATATACCTTGCATACTTCATGTGTACTGTGATCTCTGATAAGATTTGATTTGACAACTCCATTCTATTTCTTTCCTCCTTCTCTCTTGAAAACTTGATACTTCTCTTTTAAGTTTGCTAACCTTTCCGCGGAAGATTTTTGTATTATATCATTCGCGGTTTCTCCCGTCTTCGGCAGAACTTTTATCTTCACGTTGCTCGTATCCATAAAAATTGGATACACCAATCCATCAGGGCCGTTTCTATTCTTTGCTATAAAGATACGCCCCTGATTCGTATTTTTATCTTCAACAGTCCTAGAGACTGTAAAAATAAAATCTGCTACAAAACATTTGTTGAATGCCTCGGAGATTGACTCCATTGTGATCACTTCTGCATTCAATCCAGACCTGTTAGTTTGCGACGCTGTCCAGAGTGGACATTCACAGATTTGAGCTATTCCTCTAAGCTCTTCGTAAATAGTTTCTAGTTGGTGCCTTTTCTCATCTTTTCTGCTATTTTCTGGTCTGATTAAGTCTCCATAGTCTACAATGATCATATCTGGGGTGAAATCTCTGCGTTTTAGCTTTTCAACGTGATTTTTGATCGTTTGTATACTAGCGCTTCGAGTAGGGTACTCTTTTACTATTAGTCTCCCTTCCACTTCCTTAATTTCATCATAAATTTTCTCTTTAAAGACTGTCAGATTTTTGAGCTCAACGCCGGTGATGGCAGAATCATATCGATTTGCGACAACAGTATCAGCAAGCTCCAAAGTATAATGGAGAACATTTTTCCCCGCCTTAAGGGCTTGGGCCCCAAGGTGCACTAAAACCATAGACTTGCCGGCGCCAGTGGGGGCAACTACCACTCCTAATTCGCCTTTTCCCAAACCACCTTTCGAAATATCATCAATATCTTGCCACCCTGTTGTGACGGGGCCTCTCGCTTTCTTTAAAAAGCGCTCCTCGAAGTCCGCCAAATAATCATACCCAAGGGTATTGTCTGACCCTAGCTTGAGTGCATTGTCGATTACTTTCGAAACCTCGTCGAAAGATGAAGATTTTATCAACTCAACTGACTTGATTAGAGCTTCTTTTAACTTTTGTTTCTTGCAAAAATCCAGTGCCGTATCTTTGATAAAATCAGCACTATCCGGCACTTGTCCATTGGCGAGTACGCGGGCATAATATTCTCGTATCCTAACTTTAACCGATTCTGGTTCTGCATCCAAACCTGTTCGTATGATGGAATGCATAATATTAGATGTAGGGTGGACTCCATATTTCTTCCTGTATTGTTCGATTTTTCCAATGAAGACTCTTAAATGCTTGAGTTCTAAAAAATTTAAATCTAAAACCTCAAACATTTGATCTGCGAAGGCCCTGTCATTAAGTATGAGATGACACAAATCTTCTTGAAAGGTTTTGCCAAATTTAGAAAAACTTTTTTCCTGCTCCATTAAACTTCCTCTTGTTTTAACAATACTAACACATTTCACTCAGAAAAGGAAGATATTATATGATTAAATCTTTGTTCCAAATCGGTAGTAGAGACAGTTAGGACCCCATCTTGGAGCATCAACTTTCTTATTTCTGTTTGATTGTAGTGTGGTTTATAATCTTCAAACGTACTGTCAATTCCTTGTTTCGCCTGTATTGAGAGCATTGGCGATGATAGTTGCATGATGTCATAATTGTTTTTTATTAAGTTCTGATTCTCAACAATGTTGGAGAAGACTTTTTGCTTGTTTTCTACTTTTTCACACTCTTTTAAGACATCAGACAGGTAATGTATTTTCTCCTGTTTCAAAAAAGAAAATCTCTTTGACACAGTGCTTAGGCCGACGTTTGGGACCCCTGGTAAATTGTCTGAAGAATCTCCTACAATGGCTCTTGCAAGAGCGAAATTGACAGGGTGAATACCAAATTTCTCTACTATGTCGTTTTTATTCAAGTATTCCTTTTGGATTGGTCTGTGTAAAATAGTTTTGTCGTCAAGAAGTTGAATGAAATCTTTATCCGCCGAGACTATGACTTTTTGCCAAGCCGAAAACATCGGGCTAGCTTTTACATATGAAATAACATCATCTGCTTCTACTAATGGTTCCATGAATTGAATAACTGGGGTTTGGTTAAAATATTCTATTACTCTCATCTGTTGCCAAACTTTATTGTTTATTACATCGCTTTCGTCCATCCCGACTTGTGACCAATTGGTTCTAGGCGGTTTGCGGCCGCCTTTGTAGTTTTTGTTCATCGAGCGGCGCTTTTTGGAACCACCCTTACCATCCCACACTAAAACCAACAAGTCTGGCTTCACCTCTCTCGTAAGCTTGTTCAGGATGTTGATAAAAGTCCTCATACCGCCGATGGGGGATCCGTTTGGGTTTTTACTAGGGTCTACTATATATCCACGAATAAACTGGTTATACGCGTCCACTATCATCATTCTCTTCATATTTTCTCCGTAAAAAAAAGCCCGCCGAAAAGGCGGGCTGTGATTTTTGACTACTCTGTCGGTGGACTCTCGTCCACACCGTAGAAGTCGTCTGCTTTGCCCTCTCTATTCTTGAATTTCATAATAACATCTTCTTCAATAATAGTCAAGACACTTTCTCTAAATTTTTCACTCTCAAGTTTATTGACCCACTGTTTACGCTGGAACTTCTCCTTAGAACCATCATTGTGGATTATCGTAAACCATGCCCCGGACTGCTCAAGCCTTTCAGAAATCTGGATTGCATCAAACCAACTTTCCTCATCTTGGACGCCGACGGCTTCATCACCCCACAGGATTTTGAAGTTGCAGGTTCGGCCGTGGGTCCCGAAACGAGACTTCTCCAGCTTTACCTTTACTTCAGATCCGATACGGAAGCCATTGTCGTCAACGATGAAGCTAGCTTTGGCTCTTCTTGCTGTGAGCCACACACGAAGCGAATAAGCATAAATCATAGCTTTTCCGCCGGGTGTCGTGTATGGTTCGGTCATAGCCTGTGCTGGCGTTCTTGCTCCCAGGTTCGTCTTCAATTGATTGAGGACTAGAAAGGTGGCGTTCGCGTCCGCGATAGGGATGGTTAATTTGGACATTCCCTTAGCCAGAATTCTCGGCTTTACAGCCATGGACGACTGAGGATTGAAATCACCTTCAACGTCAGAAATCGAGGGAGTGAGAGCCAGCGAATCCCAAATAAAAAGCCACTTGTTGCCAGTGGCTAACAATTCTTCGATGGTCTCCAAGACAAACTCAACAGATGCTGCCTGGACATACATTAATCTATCTAAGTCGCAGCCGGCGCGTTCCATAAATGATGGATCAATAGCGGACTCTGAATCAAAATAAACTACATCAATTCCCATCTTTTGAGCGTTGCCAGCGATTTGGGCAGCTAGAAACGATTTACCAGTCCCAGGAAGACCTGCGATCTCGGAGATTTTGCCCACTGGGATTCCTGCGTGTCTTCCCTTGCATATGATGGCATCAAGCCATCGGGATCCGGTGGGGATCCACTCCTTCACTTCTGTTGGGTTATTGTCTTGGAGCGAATGGGCAACTTCTCTTCCGGCTTTTTTGTTGATAATGCCGCGGATGGCGGATATATCAAGGGCTCCTTTTTTTAGTTTCGTAACTTTGCTTTTGGCCACGGTGCACCTACTGATTCAACAAATCAGAGAAAGCAGCTTCTACAGAGTCTGTTTCTGTAGTGCCCTTTGAGGTGCCGAATCTTTCAAGCTCAACATTGCCAGAATCGTTTGACAAGTGTTGGTCCATGATTGATTGCACTTCTTCTGTTGTCTTTCTTTCAAAGATTTCATCAAAATTTGGAATAGTCTCTAACAGTTCAGCGCAGCGTTCGTCGCCACCGACAGCGTCATCGCAAAGAACAGTCTTTCGAGGTCGTGGTCGGATATCAGTGCGCGGGAAACTTGCACCTGGAAGCTTTCCGTACATCAATTTAAGATCGTTTCCTGTTTCGGGATCTGTTACGTCTCCGTAGTCTGGGTCCAGCACGATTGTCAGGAGTTTTTCGTAGGCCATTTTGCCATAACCCCAGACTCGGATTCCCTGATCTTCTTCTCCCCTCACTAGAACCGGGGAGAAAAATCTTTGCTTCGCAAACATTTCCTTTGCTTGTTTCTTGCTCTCCTCGGTGCCTTCGTTCCACAACTTGTTTGCAAAGTTGCACGCTGGGCAGTCGTCCCCGAAATTTCTCTTCGGGCACAAGAAAGACTGTCCTCCGATTCCGTAATGAAAAAATTTCTCTTTAAACGGGTCTCCATCGGGCGTGGAAACAATACGAATATTGCTTTCTCCGTCTTCTGGTCTCCAGAAGTTCTTTTTTCCGTCTCCTTTTCCGTTAAGTTTATCTAACTTCGCTTTCATAGCGTCTAAATTAAGTGCCATTTTGTATTACCTCCTATGGTGTGTTGTTTTTTTGCACATTTGGCTATAGCAGGTCGGCAAATTTCCCGACCAACTGTTATATATAATATCAGGTTGTTTCTTCGTTGTCAACAATTATTTGTTGAATTTTTGGCGAGAAGTATTCTACGTAAATATAATCTTCTTCGTATTGAGTTGGGTAGATCCCAAATGAAACCTTAGTTTCATTAGTGATTCTTGATTTTACTTTGTTGGTGATTGTTCTAAACAAATTTTCCTGCGTCTTTAACTTTTCTTCTTTGATACCATAATAGTATACCACTTCCACCTCTTGATTGAAAGGAAAAAATAACAAATCATCTTTTTCCAATGAACTTAGCCCGATAGTAGTGATTCGACACGACTCCTTTGTCCGCTTGAATGTTGATGTGACCGGGCTTGAATTTTTAAAAACGTCTAACATATAATAGGTACTAGTAAATACGTGATTTATTTGGTCATAGTAATCAAACACATTTGTTGGGCCCGCAAACTCCTCCAATCGGAGGTTAGAAACTAAGCAAATTTTTTCAAATAGACCACTGCGAGCATAATTTTGCAGAATGCCGCGGCAGGCCCTTTCTTGAAGCGTCTTCTCTTCTGAGAGAACTTCAATTTCTGGTGTGAAATACACAACATCCATTTTCACACCTCTCAAGTGCAATGAGTGTAATGCTCGCAGAACAAGACCTGATGAGTTAGAAGCTCCGCATAAAAATACAGTACAACTTTTATCAATCGTATTTAACCACGTATATAACTTCTCTGTATCCATAGATTCATATTCTTCAGGACCAGGAAGAGTGGGTATTTTAAAATTATATTTTGTAGTTTTTTTGTTTTCTGTCGATATAGTATATGGCTGATAAACTTTGAAATTTGATAGCTGCTTTACAATGTTGGATCCGGCGGTTCCAATTCCTAAAATGTTTTTCAAATTTTCATCTCCTTTAGGTTTCCGAAGTTTTTACCAATCTTACAAGTACTGATGAATTTTCCCCAGCGAGTTTGCTCGAATTGATCCTTTATGTCTCTCAACATTATAGCATCTTCTTTCGACATGTCAAGTACAATTGAGTCATGAAGTGTAAAAGCTACTGTTGTCTTTCTATCTTTAAGCATTTTTTGTATCTTATAGGCGTTTTCAACAACTTGATCAGAAGTTGTCGATTGAAGTAAATAATTTTGCGCTTTTCTCTCTTCTACTTGCAGAACTCGGCCGAATGGGGTTGTAAGTGTTTTTTTTTCAGAACAGTAAAAATCTCGAAAAATTTGCCTCGAAAAAATTTTGTCCAGTCGACTTTTTGGAGCTGAAATATTATATAACCAGGAAAATACTTTGGTTTTAGTTTCCTCCCTGGAGTACTCTCTTGAGAAAATGTTTTCAGACACCCACTCGTGTATGTCTTTTTTTGGCTGTTCTTGATCACACAGCGCCAAGAGCATTCTTATTTCCGCCGCGTTCAAGTCGATTTCGACAAACGCGTCATTTTGGGGTTCCAAGAGGCGTCTTTGTTCTTTTTTTAGTGTCAAGATAGGTACTGATCTTTTTTCTGTTGTGAACCTTCCAGTTGAAGAGCCAAAGATGTTATATATAACTCTTTCTTTTTTCCCCTTAAAGGTGATATCTTGTCTGGCTATGTTAGAAGCTAAAACATGGGCCTTGTGTAAGATTTCATAACTCTTATCTTTATCAATTGACAACTTTTGCAAATTTCTCATAGCGCTTTGCCTCTCTGAGAGCCAACCTAAAAGTTGATGCTCCGGCACTACGTCGAATAGACAACTTCCCTCTATGTCTATCTTTGCCGCTAGCGCGGCGCGTCTTTGGGCATTTATTTTTTCTTGACATCCTTGATATTTTTCAGGATTTGTAGAAAATTCAACCAAAGACGCGCCGCGCGAAGCGACAAACAAGTATTTATATTCTTCATCTTCTAGCAGCGGAGAGTGTGTCCAAGCTACAGAGAAATCTTTAAAAAATTCCCTTGTCGGTTCTTTGATCAAGCGAGAGCCATCAAAAACTCCTTCACATCTCTGTTGAATGTCCAGTGTCTGAATTATCTTCTTCATCTTCTTTTGCTTTTTCTCTTTCTATTCTTTCTTTTAAAAAGTTAGCGATTGCATTCTCTGCATAATTTATAACCCCAGAAGGGTGTGTTAAACCATTTTCTAACATTCTATACCTTTTTAAGCTTTCTGTCAACATATTTTGAAAAACTTTTTTCGCAGGAGATGGGTCGATGTCAGACGAATAAAAGTCCGGGGATTTTAATTGCCCTATCTCCCTCATTCTATTTAAGAGGTATGAATTTATCCACTTCTCTTCAGATAATGAGTCTATAGCTGCCCTCAACATTACAACGTCCGGTTTTTTAATCTTCCAATATTCTATATAGAGTCTTTTATAAAAAGATTTCAAATTCCAATAATCATCGAGGCCAGTGCGGATCAAATACTCTGATGAATAAAAATCACGAAACGGCCTCTCATATCTGTAATTTAAAATATTTGCCTGCACTTCTTCTGACTTCAGATCTAACGCTATCCGCCAGGGGCAATTTTGGTCGACCAAAAAGCCAAATTTGTTTGCAATCTCGCCGAAGCATTGAAAGGACTCGTCGGAAACAATTTCTGCCTTCACATAATCAATCGCAGGATCTAACTGTGGTGCGAGATCAACATACAAACCAGTGTCATACACTGTCGAATACGGACTTAAAATATAACCAGTTTTTGTTATTTTGTAATTTCTTTTGTCATCATCGAAAATAACTGCGTCTAATTTCTCAACAAAGTTGTCGAAATTTAAAAATTCTGATGCGAGGCGCCCATTAACAAACGGATCTAACATCACCTGGGATACCAATTGTTGATATCTTTGATAATTTTGTGAAATGTTTTCATAACTCTTCTTTACTATCAACCCAGAGAATACTTGAGGTAAGCCTATTTGCCCCTCAGTCATCGCTTGTAAATAATGGTCCCTGAATTTGTTGTATATTTTTACTACAAAGTTTAACCCTACAATCTCTCCAGAATAATCACCAAAAGACAATAATTCTGCATTTGGTTCTACTAAATAATTTTTGTGATCCAAAAAGCCATACAACTTATCCTCAGAAACCGTGTCTAAAAAATGAATATTTAATTCTTGTTTCTTTTCCTCTACAAAGTTTGTGTATCTTTTTCTTTCTCTTATTTGAGTTTGGTTATTGTCTGTTAGTCCTCCTAGGAACTTGTCTTGTTGCATCGTTTAACTCCTATTTTCTATTTTTGGCGGCGCGTGAACGAACAGATTTGGCGGCGTCCATTAGGCTGTCTACCTTCTTCGTTGCAGCAGACTGCTTGTCTGTTCTCTTTGGCTGACCTCTAGTTTCAGGGTATCCAGCGTGGGTTAATTGTAAATTAGTGGACAAGACCCCGGAATTGAAAGCAGTCGTAACTTTAATTATAGAATAATAGCCCCCTATGCCAAGTCTGCGAGCGGCGGAGTCTTTTTTTCTCGGATCCCCAAACCCAAGAGAGTTTGGATCAACGTACACTTCCATAGAGGGAAAAAATATGGTGTTTCCGAACATCGAGACGGTAGCATTTTGAGGAATTCTTAATGCCTCCCAACCATCGCCATGGCCGACGGTGGCGTATTCAACTCTACCTGGAACTTGCATCTGTTGAAAGTTAATTGTTTTTACCAGGCCTCTATCTTGGCTTGTCCTAAGATGTACAATTCCCTCATCATAATCCAACTTTTCGTTACCTTTCCCTGAAGAGGAAGTCGTAACACACCTCTCTTGGTGAAATATTATCAATTCTGGTATCTTTTTCTTAAGGTTGATTGATTTTGGCTGAGTTGCACTTATTTCATTGACGTTGACTTCTCCTTTTTTTATTTTACTTTTCAAGGTCGGGCCGGCGATGGAACTTACCCTAAATACCGTCTTCTCCACCAGATCGGCGCCCGGTATGGAGCGCATAGATTTGTTGAGAAGCTTTAAACAAAGTGTTACCAACATCTCTCTCAGGCCTAAGAAATACTTTTTTGGCTTCACATAATCACTATAAATTTGAGAATAGATTAAATCAACCGACACTGGAACATCTGCTATGTTTATTGTTTGCTCTGTTTTTGACCCCTTTGCACGGAATGATGCGTCAGCAAACAAAACATTTATATTTGACAACCAAACCTTGGCGTCTTGTAACTCCCTCAACACACTGGTTGCGAAAGGTTTCTCAATTTGTTTATCGTCAAGCTGAGATTTTGTTCTGCTTTCGGCCTCTGTAATATCTTTGACATTTTTCGCGACAAGGGCGTCGACAAGGTCACCAAAGGTCACATAAAAAAAATAAGGAGACTTATTAAAAATAGCAAAAGGGTCGAGCTCAGATGCACCTGAATCATTGGATGTTGCTCCAAGGTTTATTTCGCTTGCGCCGGCTAAATCAGGGGGAGCATCAGACTTTGAACCTTGGATTTTCTGAGATCCTTTGCTTGATTTTTTCTTCTTTACTAGAGAATCATTAAATTCATGAAACCCCTTCTCCTTGTTGTATAAAGATGCATGAATTTTTCCTTTTACCTGGAGGGATTCAAAGACCTTAGAAAATGACCCCATGATGGAACCTAGGTGATCCGGTTTTTTGAGTTTTGCGTGCTCTTTCTTTGACTCTTCATCTTTTCCTTTTTTATCTGGTGTCTGCGTTCTTAAGTCTTTTGCGTCATGAGCCTTTTTCTTTACTGCATACTCGCCGGCTGCAGGAACCGAGATCTGTGTGATTTTTTGTTTTATTTCTGATCTCTCTAAAAGATTATACATATAGTCTTCGTCTGCGGCTTCGAGGTTGCCATGAAACTGTGCGGTAATCGACGCGGATCCATTTTGCTGAAGGGAGAGATTGTGGCCAGTATAATAAAGACTTATATACATCTTCATTGAGTTTATAGCGAGTTTTTCCTCTTTTGTAAAAATGTTATCTTTATCCACAAATGTGTACCCCAAAGTGGCCATGATGGGTAAACTTTTGCCATTCTTTAGTGCACTGGGAGTCGGAGTCTTAGTAGAAGATGCGAGCTTTTTTGACTTTCCAGTTCTCATTAATATTAAATCTGCCAATTCTGCATATGAGTCGTCTGGAGTTTCAAACAGAGTCGACAATGAGTCTACGTCTACAGCAAGGTTCGCAGTAAGCATACCGAGGCCGGCTTGATAAGGATTGGCGCCTAAAAAATCGACACTAAAAGACTTTATCACAGCCGAGTTGGCAGTGTATGGTTTTTTTAAATTTATTTTATCATCTCCGGTAAAGTTAAAATCGTTAACCGTAGGAAAATAAAACGGCTTGTACTTTTTTAATTTTTCATAATATCTGTAAAGTCTGATTTCTGGTACTAAAAGTGACAACTTGTGATTTTCGATATTAAGGAAGTGTTTATCTAGTCGATAGCTAATTTTCTTTTTTGTCGGAATGACTGCTTTTCCGATAACACATGTTGGCTTATAAGGGCCTATTATTTTAGCCAATGGCAACAAGGTCTGCAACGGAGAAGCGCCAAACGAACTCTTCTTCACGGTGCTGTTTTTTGGTATTGACTTCTTAAGTGAAGAGATCAGCTGATATTGTAAAAATGCTTGAGGTATTAATAGATTTTTTTTCATAGATCACTCACATTTTGTGCCTGAGATATTGCAGTGTCCACTGGAGTTGGTATAAAAATAGTATCTCCTATTTTGCAATGGAATTCTGTTGGTTTCGAATTGAACCACGCTATGACCCACCACAGACTTGCGTCGCCATAGTTTTTATAGGCAATTTTGCTCATAGTGTCTCCCAAACTATAGGTGTGCTGCGCGATCTCGATTTCTTTTAAGAAAGACTCCTGAGCGGGGTCCCCATATGTAATTAAACCAAAGTGCCTTATTGTTTCGGAACCCGTTCTGTTTCGAAAATCTCTATAAACTTCGTCCTGGTTGTAAAAAATGCCCCCTGTCTCATTCCAAGCTGCCATGTTGTGTCTCCTTATATAAGCATATTGCTATTAACTAAGCTTTAGTGTACCTTTTGTCTGCGCTGTTTCAAAATTATAAGGGAAGCTCTTTTGTAAAAAATTCCCCCGTTCAGTGTACCCCAATGTCTCCTCGTGTAAAGGCTGAAAATTAAAAGTTAAACTATATACAACTGGCAGCAGGCGCCCGTTGTTTATAAAATGCCCAGTTTCAAATTTAGGAGTAAACGAGATTCCAGAAATTGTACCCAAAAGGCCACGGCCGTCTGGTTGGGATATATAATTAGCGTACTTTATCCTCCATATTGGGGGCGCTTTGATCGTTCGTGCGTTGTTACTTGACCCAATCGGATTACTATAAACAGGATAACACATTTGTATTAGCGTAGTATAGTTGGTAAAATTCTCCACGGCCTGCTCTTCATCAACTGCCAAAATATCTAGTGCACACTGGATCTGTCTAGATGTTGACTGATAGTGTTTTACTGGGTCGTTTCGACCGAAGACGGTTTCTCCGCCGAAGCCGATAGTGTAATTATCGTTAAAAGATGTTATAAATGCCGGAAATGAAACTATGTTTCCGGTTGTTACACTTTTAAAAAAAATCTTGCCTATATTTGGATCTTTTTCTGTTATTTCATGAAAAAATGACATATCTATCCTCCCCTATTTTCATCTTACATCATACCTTGGCCAGCGCGACGTCGACGATCTTTTTTGTTGTACCATCATCAAACTTGAGGGTAAGATTCAAACCCCCAGACTGAGTAATGTGCTTTGCAAAGCTGGCTATCGCTGCATCAGTTGCAGGGTTTAATTGAGTTGACTGTTCCTCAACCTTTTTCCCTTTACCGGGCTTTGGAATTGTAAAAGGCGCCGGTGCTGGCCTTATCTCTGTTTCGCCCGCGTCGTCGCGGGACGGAGACGAATCTTCGTCAGTGGCTTCGCCAACGAACCCTTCAACTTTCAATGCTTCGGAAAAGGCTGAGCGCTGACTTTGGTCGTATGCTGATTTGTCTCCCTGTTTTCTGTCAAGCTCGTTGTTTACTCTTTCTTGAAAGGAGGAGTCGTCGTCCGATTCGCGAGCAAAGCGTATCAACTTCCGATAAAAACCCAGGGCGCCCTTGCCAGTTACCGCCTTTGCCGCGGCGATGGCCTGTGTCTCAAGATATGTTATATCGTCATCACCTTTTCTGAAGGGTTTAGCAATATCTGCAGTTTCCGATAGAAGTTCATTGGCGGCTAATTCGATATCGTCCAAGGCTTTGGGTGAAGGCATCGCTCCTGATCCTCCACCGGAAAGTGACGATACTAGGTTGCCCAACTTTTTACGGAGCACGACGGTCTGCTCGGTCTGTGGCAGAGTCTGTAGCAGTTCAAAAATTCTATTTATCTGTGGCATCCTGGTCATTGCTATTCTGACACCCTTTAGCCTATCGGCTGTAGTTTTGAAACCGGTGCCCTTGAAGCCGCCGGCTGACGAAATCGATTCGGCCAACTCTTCCAAGCCGCCGATGCCGAAACGTGTTGTGTCTTGGATAGATTGACCTGTTGTCATTGTCTCCATGAGTGCCTTGGTCCTGTCATAGCCGGCGTCGCCGGGTTTCATTTTTGCAAATCTGGAGAATATGTCTCCCCCTCCTTGTCCTCTTAGGCCTCCTCCAATTAATTTTGCTCGTTCTTCAGCCATCG